ATAACTTCCCAGTCATCTAGGTTAAGGTCTTTATAACCAATCACATCTTCTAGTACAGCATCGCTTTCTACTGCACGTTCTATTCTTTCTTCATGGTTACCCATTGTAAATACCATACGTGGTTGCCATAACTTCTTCTTATTACGTTTCAACCTTTTCATTTCTTTCTTGATAGGTTCTAGTAATAAATCCATAGCCAGGTTACCTGCATCTACATCATCCTTATATCGTCTACCTTCAAAAGACTTCTTGCCTTTATCATAAGAGGATAAGCTAGGCATATCCCAATGGTCTCCAAGGTGTACGATAACATCTGGCTTCTTCTCTGCAATGTACCTACCTGCATACAGTAGATGTTCCATAGGCACACCCTTCTTAACCTGTGTATCGGGTATCACTACAATCTTAGTCATAGTCATAGTCCTCTAAGTAGTCCAAGAAAGCATCTTCATTGGCTTTGAATAAGTCTTCCTTATTAAAGTCTAACTCAAGTTCATTATACTCTTCGTCTGTTACGTCTTCAACAAAACCTTCAGGTAGTAAACCTCTTAGATAAAGTTCGTTTAATAAGTCGGTCATTTCAGTTATTTCTAACACACTAGCTTTACCTCCACACTCAGAACAGTTTCTACTATACCCAACTACTTCATACTCTGGGTCTTCCGCACCACATTTGTAACATATCTTATTCACATTTCTCATCCTCTTTCACCCATTCAATAGGAACTTTCCCAATAGCATACTTAATCTTACGCTTATCACACCACTCGCTATACTTCTGTGTTTTCTTTTTGGTAGTCCACCCATCTTTTTGAAACAGCATTCGTATATCTAGGTCTGGGTTACACTTAATAACAGACTCCATCTTGGTACGGTCACTGGGCTTAAACCATCCCTTGACTTCAATGTATATACCATTAGGTAATCTAAAGTCTGTAAGGTACTTAGCCTTTTGTAATACGTGTTGACTGCCACAATCTAAACACTCCATCTTCCTAGTAGTTCTTTTGTTATATAGTAACGTAGTACATTCATAGGTAAAGTCTTTAAGGTCTTTAGCTACACGTTCTTCAAACTTGCTTCTAAACTTGTGCATAAACCTTCACCCCCTTATATCCATAGGCATCTTCACATCTTTTTGAAGCATCCAAAGAAGTTGCGTATTCTGTACCATACGTTGATACCACCCTTCTCCGAACTCAGATTCATAGTAGCTTTCAATAGTAGCATCTCTATCCTTACTCTCAGCCAATATCTTCTCAGCTTTCTTAATCCCGATTCCACGTATTCCAATAATGTTATCAACTTTATCTCCCATTAGCATTTGCATATAGAACCATTTTATTCCTTCTTCTGGTGTTACTGTAGTCCACTCTTTCTTAACAAAGTTATAGTGTTTTCCAGCTACCATAAGTAAGTCTTTATCTATACTTGCTATAACAGTTTCGTCTGTTTGATTAAGTGCAAGGGCATCGTCAGCTTCCATGCCTTCGATAACCTCTGCCTTAAAGTGCTTAACCATATAATCCCTTATGGCTTGGTAGTGAATAGGTTTAGCTGTACCTTTACGATTAGCTTTGTACTCACTATCAACTTTTAGTCTAAAGTTATTTTTTCCTGTTAGGAATAACCTATAACTATCAGCACCCGTATCTTTAATCATGCCATTGATAAACCTCTTGGTACTGTGTAAAGCATAGGGCAAAGGCTCTGGTACAATGTTTCCATCATCATCCTTCCTCTGTGTTGCAAACCCTATACGATACACAATAACATCACCATCAATTAGCAGTTCCATTAGAATGGAATATCGTCTTCTACACCAGCAAGTTCTTCTAACGACTCTGGCGCGTCAATTCGTCTTCCATGAGTCCATAGTGGTAATCCAAACATATTAGCTTGTGCTGGGTTTTCCATATCATCTGCATCGCCAGTACAGCCATCAGTAATAAGTCCATCTTCTACACCGTCCTTATACTTGGCAGGTATAGGTGTTAGGTAGTCTATGTTGTCGTATGTGCGATGAGAATTAGCACCCTTACCCTTGGCATGGATAACTACTACGTTACAAGGCTCATTAAGCACACTATCCCAGTCTGCCACTACTCCCTCTACTGCTGCTTGGTCAAACACCTTGAAGTATTTCAACTCGTTACCGCGCTCAGTCAACTGATGGAACACGTTAAAAGCCTCTGTCCATAACAATCTAGGTTTTTCTTTACCATCAATCTCCACAGTCTGTCCTATAATCTCAATACCTAAAGCCAGTTGCTGTGCTGGTGGTCTCTCCTCCTCTTTGTTGTAATCACGCTTCTGCATACCTAAGTCTGCTACATATCGTAGTCTACCCTCATGCTCACCTGCTTCTAGGTTTACATATTCTAAATCACTACGCTCAGTTGTTTGTTGTTCGCCACGTCTTTTAATAGCCATTTGTTATTTTGTCCTCTATTGTTGGAATAACAGTTGTAATTGTCTCATACTTTTTTGTATTTGTCAATGTATTTCTGCATAAGTTTTACCAAAATCTACATCTACATCTAACCTCCTCTTAAGTTTTAATGTATCGTTTACTTTCCCTACACAGGTTTTTAGGTACTTAATGACTTCTTTTCTATACCCTAAAGGTGAATCAATAATAACCTCATCGTGAAACTGTGCTAACAACTTCACATCCTTTTTCAATATCTCCTTTACCCACATATCAAAACAGTAAGTGCCAGTACCTTGGTTAAGTGTACTAAATATATCCTTCTTGCTTCGTAGTTCATAGTATAAACCACTCACTGGGTTAAGTAACCATAACTTACCATTTACATTCTTAGTAATCTGCTCTTCTGCTATCGCTTTTAGACTCCAGTTCCTACTCCAATATGCTTTGTGTAATGCCTCCCCCTCTTTAAGCGTAGCCTCTGCCCCCCTGGCAATAGTCTGTGCTCCTGCACCATACGTACTGGCATAGTTAGTAGTCTTACCTTTATGCCTTTGTGCTGTTAGCATAGCCTCATCGAACTTACTAAAGTCCTTAGCCTTGTAAGCATCAGCTTGTTCTTGTGTTAAGAACTTAGCCTCTACTGCAATGTCCAAATGCGGGTCAAACCCCTCTTTGTTCATCTCCTCTACATAGTCAGGGTCTATAGGCATCATATAATGCTGCTTAGTCCTGTCTTCTAAACTACTCATATCACTACCACATAACTCCCTACCCTCTCTTATCGTCAGTAAGCTACGTATCTCACTACCATACGGCATACGTGGACTAGGAATGTTTACACACACTGCGTGCTTGAACCTAAGCGTGTTAGTCAAGCCTTGTATAGCAGCTATAACATAACCTTCCTCGTCACAGTTCTTAATTAACCCAGATACTAATGCTACCCGATGTCCTAACACCCCAAGTTCTTCTAGGTTCTTTAACTCTGGGTGTTTGTCTACCATTCTAATAACAGACGGGCATAACATATCACCTTTCTTTATCTGTGGTATCTTACGTTGTTTCTGTTTACCCTGTAAATCATAACCATCTTCTACATACTTGAAGGTCTGTGGCTTCCAACCTAAACTAAATAGCCAATCTTTAATCTGCACTGGTGAAGTAGCTTTCGGGTCTTTAAAACCATTAGGTATTTTATGTTTAGCATAGCTATTAAAGTTAATATCATACTCTGCACACACTTTAGACCACCTCTTACCCGCTTCTGATAGTGTACCATCCTGTTTAAAGGGCTTCTGTGGGCGTGTAACGTCCTTAAACACCTGTACTGGTGGCATAGTAGCTTCAAGAGATTTAACAGCCTTAGATTGCTTCTCAGTAAGTTCTACTAATAAGCTGTTAGCTTTATCCACATCTAACTTCCACTTGTTTTGCTCTTGTAACATAGCACAGTGCATTTTAAATGTAAGGTACTCTACCAACTGGCTGTAGTCATTGCCGTACAGTGCAACCAGGTGTTGCTCTTGTAGTTGCCAGAGCCTAGTGTTAATCTTAACATCCTCACTACATCTGTGTATGTACTCTTCTTCGCTTAAGTTATCCCAATCTTCTATAACTGGTTTAGGTATTCCAAAGTCCTCGCCCCAGTCTGCTAACCCATGCTTGTTACGTTCAGCAAACAGATACCAACTTAATGTTAGTGTGTCGATTAGCTTAGCTTTAATCTTAATGCCTAATAACTTCTCTAGCACTGGTACATCATACCGAATAATGTTATGCCCGATAAGTACATCATCTTCTGTTAGATTAACAAAGAAGTCTTTTTGTACCTGCTTACCATTAGCCACCATACAATGTATCTTGTCTGGGTTTAAGCCATTTGCTTCAATGTCAAATACGTAATTCATTACAAAACCTTTATGCTTGTGCCAACTATCAAGTCTACCTTTATAAGATAGGCTTTTTTGCTATGCCTATCACCCTTACCTACGAATGAAACTAACCTAAGTTTATTATCTTTGATAACTTTGTGCAACCTTTCTGGTGTGGTCACTATTATCTTATCACCTGTGTGGAACACCCACCTATAGGCTTTAGTTGTGGATAGGGCAGAAGGCTTACCGTTAAACTCTACTTCTACTACGATGTTCCCAGTCTCTTGGGATTTAATGTCATACTTAACCTCGACACCCTGCTTTATGCTGGGTATATATAAGTCCCAGTCTTTGCAGTATCCCTCCACCTTGTAAGCATCTGGATACTTGTTTTTTATAATATCAAGTACCTCCAACTCTATCGCTTCTCCCTTCTTTAAGTCTCGTTGAAAACTCATAGCTCTTACGTGCCCCTATACCCAAACATCATACTTCTAAGTACGTGATAGTCTTCTCATCGAAGTACACATCACACTGGTAGTTCTGACCGAAGTCTCTATCAAATAACATATAAAACTCACTGATGTTGTGCTTATCTTCAGGGCAATCAGGGCTTCTATCCCTGCTAATACCATGACCATAATGCGCCCACTTCTCCATTGCTCTACTGCCTGTGAACTCATGGCTCAACACCCTACCACCTTGCTCATGTGAGCGTGAACCTTTAGGCTTAGGATTGACGTGACTATAACAAAAGATAGTAATTGGATATTTCATCACCAAGTCTGCCATGTCTGTCATTATCTCGTTCAGTTTATCATTCGCTTCGCTTGCTGTAAACATACTAACCAGTGCTGTAAGTGGGTCTAAGATAAAGATGTTGATGCCATCGAGCAAGTGCATTTCCTCCATAGCTATTCTTATGTCCTGCCAATCACGACTTGCGCTTCTATCATAAAACCTTACCCTGCCTTGCATTGACATCAACGTGTACTTTAACATTTCTGGGTCATAGCTAACATCAGGTCTTGAATAGTCTATCCTATCGTGCTTACCCGCCAGCTTCTTAGCTGTCTTAGCTGGTGCGTTTTCCAAGTCAAACATACCCACTTTTACCTTTTCATTATAAACTAGGTGTTCTACTAACTGATGCTGGTGGTCTGTCTTACCAATCTTAGGTGCTGCCCCTACTATGTGTATAGTGTTGGGTCTGATACCGAAACAAGCCCTTGTAACTGTATTCCACGGAAAGGATAAGCCCATCTTAGGCTTTTCCAATGCCTTGTCGATGAAGTCCTCAATATCTAACACTTCACCTTGTCTAATAGGCTTACTATCCCATACTGCTGCTTGATATAACTCCTTTCCTCTGTCGGCTAATAACATATCATTAGCATCTTTTAATGGTAGGTTTGCGACCTTAAACAATGGAAAAGATTTAATGATATCCTTTGTAGCCTTGTTACCAGCTTCATCATTATCTAAAACCAGGATAACCTCGTTGTACTTCTCTACGAAGTCCCGATTGTTTACCATATCTTTTAGTGCAGATGACGCGCCACGTGTAAGTGATACGACCGAAGGAAGGTATTGTTTGTACTTGGCTGGAGTATTGTCAATAATGGTCTGGTATAACGCCATAGCATCACATCTGCCTTCCGTAATGAACAGCTTGTTACTGCCGTTCTTACTGGCTAGGCTCTTGCCCCATAAATCAACAGCACCTTTTCTATCCCCTAACGCTTTAAAGTCTTTGGTTGCTACCTCTCTGACCTCATAGCCCGTAACCTCTCCCCCTTTAGTGTCTGGATAGTAGTGGTGGGTGATGGTCTTGCCGTCTGACTCACTCAATGCCACTCTAACACTGTATAGTTCAGCTATCTCCTGCCTTATACCCCTATCCGATAGCTCACGAAAGGGAAGTTTGCTATAGTCTATGTTCATTTCTTTAGCCTTCTGCTTTGGTCTAATACTTGTTATGTTGTCATTGGGTGGGAAGTAAGTCTGACACGCAAAACAATAGCTATCATCAGGCTGATTGTCGTAACTATACACTTGGTTGCCATCCCCACTCCCACAATCAGGACAAGGGATTTTGTGGCTCAGTTGTCCTCTCTCTCTTTGTTCTAAGTTATTCATAATAATTAATTAATTCCTAATAATAATAAATATAAATAAGAAAATTTATTTTATACTATTTTAACACTTCTGTCAAGTCCACATTCTCGGACTCTACTTCTTCCCAGTAGAACTGATTAAGGTGGTTGTCTTGTTCGTAAACTGGTACTGATAGTTCATCTAACTCTTTTTGTAATTCCATAATTATTTTCCCCATTGTTGTGCCATAGCATCGGCTATACCTTGATAAGTAGTGCTTCTTATTTTCCACCTGTCTGGACTTGGTGGTAGGTAGTGCATACGCTGCCTATCTTTTATTGGTAGTTTCATCATATCATCATGTACGTTATCTGTATCACATAGCGGCTCTAAATTATGCAGAAACAAGCCCGTCTTCTTTTGCTCCATATGACCAAACTGGAAGGGCTGCACATAAATTGGCTTTGGCATATCAGCCATGCGAGGCAACACCCCAACTGGGTTTTCAAAGCACACTTTTGGGGCTACCTCTTTGCACCTCTGCCACAGATTCTCAGTCCATTGTACCGAGTCTAGCCTTTCCTGATACTTTGGCTGTCCTTTGCCGTACCACGCATTGCCACTAACAGCTAATGCTGTACACGGTGGGTGGGCTATTATAAGGTCATAACTATCTCCTAATAAGTCAAAAACATCACCCCGATAATGTTTTCCAGGTTTTTCGGTGGGTAGTAGGTCACAGCTTATAGCATCATGACCTTGTTTAGCAAAAGCATCTCTGACTACTCCACTGTACTCGCAAGCTATTAAAACTTTCATTATCGCCCCTTATTATTA